AGAATGGAATCTTATCAACTTTACGGTGATATCTTTCCCAACGTTCAGCAGCATCAGATAGATAATCATGACCAATTGAGTTATCGAACGTGACGGCTAAAGCATCTTTAAAGAACTTCGGAATCATGCCACGATCGTGCTTCTGATCTTCGCCATTCAATATCTTGACTGCGTCAAGAACTGCTAATTCACAGGCAGAATCTTGACACCATCTTTCAGTTTTATCGAGTAACCAATCAATAGACTCTACTTGAACCGGTTCATAGACTCGATCAATGAGTTTACCCATTTGACTATATCGATCATCACTAATATTCGATTCTTCAATTTGAATAAGTAGACTACTTTTATCAGGTATTTTATTATACTTTACGACAAAATTAGTTACTTCGGAGAACACATTTCTGTGCTCTCCTTCAAAATATTTTTTCTTAATATGCGGAATAACCTTTCGGCAAAACTCATTATCTTGAATAATATTTTGTAATATCAGTGTTTGTAAATTTGACATATATTAATTATATACCATCTTCGCTATTTTGTACATCATTATCTTCATACGCATCTTCAACTAATTTAGTACGAACTATAGCGTATTTACGTTCTACGAAATCAGCGAACCTTTTATCATCAAGAATAGGATTCCAAAAATCGTCACCAATAGCATCTTTTTCACGGAAATTTGAACCAAGCACTTCTCCTGTATCTATATCAATTTTGCAATACCATCCAACCTTTGGCTTTTGAATATGGCCAGATTCCATCGCAGTCTGCAGAAGGCCTGAATGTTTTTGAATACCACCTTCCCAAGAAACAGAAATAGGTATTTTAGATTTTTCTTTCGTATGTCTAGATTTTTCAACATTAATAATAAAGTGATAGCCTTTAATTTCAGTGCCAACTTTATCTTGTTGCCTACCAATAATCCAAATATTATCAGCTGAATAATAAATGCCGGTGCCACCAGAAACAACATCCTTTGGAAACAATCCAATCTCTTTATATGTATGATTGATCGCAAGCAAAGGAATATTTTTCATCGCCAAATATGGCGTTACCATTCTAAAAAGGCCCTTTAGCGCTTTAGCGCGAGACATGTCTGCTACAGACTTTTCATTCTTAGCGTCTTCTAATTCTTTCTTTGACGCTAAGTTGCCAACTGAATCAATCACAACAATGACATCATCTTCTCGCTCAAGCTCTTCAAGTTGAGAAATAATATCAAACTTGAGTTCTTCTACATTTGTGATAGGCGTATGTAAAACACGCGAAGTATCAATATCAAATTGCTGAAAGTATGATTGTGGTGAACCAAACTCTGAATCATAAAATAACATGATTGCGTTTGGCTTTGCTTTCATATACGCAGCCGCCATCATAAGCGCAAATGATGATTTGAAGTGTTTACTTGGGCCAGCAAGAACTGTAAGACCTGGTGTTAAACCACCGTTTAAACGGCCAGATAGAGCTACGTTTACCATTGGAACTGGTGTAGTAACCATATCTTTTTCGTTAAAGAACTTACTATCTGAAAGCTTATCCGTAAACTTTAGCTTTGAGTTCTTTTTTAATCTATCCATAATGGATGACATATATTACCTCATTTTTATATTATCAATATTATCTATTATATCATACATACTAGTAATCGTACATACTAATTTTATAATATTCTAAATACCAATCAATAAAGTTATTGACTCCTTCCTCGATTGATACGATTGGTTTATATCCAATTAGATTTTGTAGTTTAGTTGTGTCTGCCCATGTCATAGGAACATCAGCAGGATGTTTAGGTTGATAGTCAATAATAGCTTTTCTATCGAGCTTTATCTCAATCGCCTTAATAAAGTCCATAAGCTTAACCGGCTCGCCACGACCAATATTAAATATTTCACTGAAGTTTTCACCTTGTAATGAAATATGATACGATAAAACGCCAATTACACCTTTAGCAATATCATCAACATATGTAAAGTCACGCGTCATATTCCCATTATTAAACGCAATAATTGGTTTTCTTTCGATGATACCTTTAGTGAAAAGAAATAGCGCCATGTCTGGTCGACCATATGGTCCATACACCGTAAAAAAGCGAAGGCCAGTTGTACGCGAAAGATTAGAGTGCATAAACTGACATTCGTTTGAACGTTTAGACCAACCATATGGATTATTTTGATGCCCTGGCAAGTCCTGTTCATTCCATGGTAATGGCTGACCATGCATAACACACGAGCTTGAAGCATATACTACATCCTGAATATCCAGCTCTTCGCATACTTCAATTAAGTTTTGAGTACCATGAATATTTGTGTCAATATATGGCCGTGGTTCACGAAGAGAATGTCTTGGATTTGCGTAGGCAGCCAAATGTAAAACCACATCTGGGTTAGCTTCTTTAATTCCTGCTCTTAACGCATCCTTATCTAAAATATCATAATAGCCAATCTGAACTCTTAGCTTACTCAGCTTTTTAGCTCTAGCTTTTTTTAAAAGCGGATCATAATAATCATTGTAATTATCACATCCATACACTTCATGACCTTGTTCAACTAGCATCTCTGCCGTACGCGCGCCAATCATACCAGCTAAGCCCGTAATAAAAACTTTCATTATGCCATATCTCCTATTTGAAAAAATTGTTCTAAATCATTTGTTGTGTTTTCGATAGGTGTATTTATGGAGATATCAATAATCTCTTTTACAACGTCTGCGCCATCGGCATGGCTTTTCCAAAACTCAAAAGCCTGCTCTCGATAAATATCTCGTAAAAATGCATCATCCGAAAGATTTCTCATAAGATGAGCGCATTCTTCCATATTATCTGAATCTAGAAAAATAGTTCCGCTTTCTTTTGATTCAATGACTGGATCGCCGGTTTTATGATGAATGACATGTCTACCAAAATGCTTATGGAAAATTGGCACAGTTCCGCATGCAATTGGTTCTGCGTGGCAATTCTCGATATTATTACCATACATATGTGGTTTTAAATGATAGAGATCTGATCCAAAGGCAGATAGCGACATACGATTCATACAATCTACATGTGTATATGGTGGATAAAGATAGACTTCTCCTGCAGATTCTTGGCCATGTAAATCCTCTGACCATTTTCCATCACCATATTCTTTTTCTGGACGAAAGTAGTTTACACATTGCCGACGATTTTGATATTCTTTATCTTTATATAAAACTCCTTTATAGCCAATGCTTGCTTCAAGACCTTCAAGTATTGTTGTATAATTCAAAGCTCGTAGGTGCTCATTATGAAAATCAATCATGAGTTGAGGACCTTTCCAGCCAGCTAGGCGGCCAATCCATCTTACTTCCTTTGGTTTCTGCTGGCTAACATCTTTCCAATATTTAGAACGATAGCCATCAAAATCAAACCCTAAACGCATTTTGAGAAGCGGTGTAGTAATATTTTCTTTTTTGGCCCATTCAGAAAATGGATTAGTCAATGCATGAGTCATAGCAACGTCAACTTCATTAACAATTTCTTTTAGGTTTGCGTTACGTGCGATTGATTGAGCATTGTGATCGACATTGATAAACGATTTGCGCACTTTAATAAGACGCAATAGCTCTAGAAAATTATCCTGAGTTTCCTGTGGATGGCCTTTACTTGGCACTGAATATACAACAACTAAGTCATACGAGTTGAGTTGATTTATAAGACTTGACTCAATACCCTTTTTTAAATTAAACTCTACATATTCTCCTGGAAACTCAATCTTTTTTCCACGTGGCCACTTCTTATCCACACATGATAGAATAGTAGCACCAGATGCGATTTGCATTTGAATGGCACACTGTGTTACGCCACAACCTTCTGTTCCACGTCCAAGTATAATACCTATTTTCATAACAATACTTCTTCTTTTTTATATTCTAATGTTTCAATATTTTTATTTGTCTTCTGTAATATGTTTAAGCTAGTTTGCCACTCTGTGTTCCAATGAGGATCGTTATAGAGATTCACATAAACAAATCTAGTAATTCCTGCCGCAATCAAATGTTTCATACAGTTAGGGCATATGATAAGACCCCATACGTAAATAGTTGAACCCTCTAAAGATCTTGCCGTTCTAGTAGCATCCATTAGTAAGTTCATTTCAGCGTGAATAATAAGATCGTATTTAATAGATCTATCTTCTAGCCACTCTGGTTTATCATCAATCATAGATGGAAACCCATTATACCCAGTTGCTATAATACGATTATTGATCGTAGCAACTGAGCCAATTTGTTTTGATGGATCCTTAGACCAAGAAGATACTTCCTTAGCAATTCTAAGAAAACGCTTATCCCATTTTTCAGAATAGTTCATATTGTCCTAACGGTCCATTGTTATCATATTCTTTACGAGCAATATGGGTTCGACCAGTTTTTGCATAAGCATCTACTAAGTAAAACTGTGGCTCGTATACGTGAAGAGATCCAGCTTGCCAAATAATATCGCCAGCTTCTATTTGTAAATCT